AAAATTGAACAACTTAAAAGGGGCTATCGAGGCCTTGAATGGTTCGTTTGAAACGTTGCAAATTAAGGTCGGGACGGCAGTCTTGCCGCTGCTTACAACGTTAGTAAAATACGTTGATAAGCTAGTGGATAAAATTTCCAAGTCAAAAGGCTTGCAAACATTCCTAGACGCTATAAACTCATTGAATCCAGCTCTTAATCAGTTTTTGAATGGTACAAAAATGACCGAGGAACAAGTGGGTAAATTTCAAAGTATAATGGTTAGTTTACAACCGGCCATTATAGGCTTAGTTGGTGCTTTTGCGTTTGGTCCGGCTGTCCGCAATCTTTCCTCACTTTCTAAAGGCTTGGGGTTTGCTGCTTCTAAAACGCTAGAATTCGGAAGTGCTTCTTCTGGGGCATTAAAAACGGCTAGCGGTTTAGTTTCTAACTTCACGGGCAAAATGATGGGAATCCCGGGGGCTATCGGAAGCGCTGCTTCACAAGGTCTTTCGATTTTAAGCATGATGACAAGTGGGATTTCTTCAGTTATGGGAATCGCTCTTGCTGCTATTGGTCCAGCAGCTATTCTTGGGCTTGTTGTCGCCGGTTTAGGTTTTATCAATTGGCAATTTGGCCATCAAATAGATCAGTTACTAAATACGGTAACGACTAAAGGACCACAAATTATTCAAAATCTTGTTTCGGGTATAACGTCAGAAATTCCGGCATTTATCGCTTCCGGTGCGGAGTTAATCGCAAAACTAGCGCAAGCCTTTGCGACAATGTTTCCGGTGATTGTAAACGCTGGGATTCAGCTTATCGCTAGCTTAGTACAAGGGGTAGGGCAAAGTTCCGGCTCTTTGATATCTTCAGCGATAACAATAATCGGAACGCTTGTAAATACGTTACTATCAGCATTACCACAGTTGATTTCTATCGGTATGCAATTACTGGTAAACGTGACACAAGGGATTTTGCAAAACATCCCGCAGTTACTCACAACAGCTCAACAAATTGTAACGAACTTTATCAATAACTTGCAAGCAAATTTCCCTCAAATTTTAGAACAAGGGATTCAGATTTTGATGAATATCGTAAAAGGTATCGTTCAAGCGTTACCGACGATTATTCAAATTGCAACACAAGTTATTGTCGGATTCATTCAAACGATTATCCAAAACTTACCGGCTATCTTGCAAGGTGGTATTCGTTTAATTGTTACCTTGGTTCAAGGTTTAATTCAAGCATTACCACAGATTGCACAATCTGGCGTACAAATTATCGGGCAGTTAGTCACAGGAATCGTTCAGGCCTTGCCTCAACTAGTGATGGCCGGGATTCAGCTTATCGTTCAGCTTGTCGCGTCTATTATTACGGGATTGCCGAAGGTATGCGCAGCAGCGGGCGAAATTATCATGGGGTTTGGAAAAGCAGCGCTCGAGTTTATTCCAAACGCGCTTAAAGGCATAGGCGAAGCAGTAGGGAACTTCTTCGGTGGTCTATGGGATTTTGTTTCCGGCAAGTCGGAAGAAGGCGGAGCGAAGGTTCAAGCAGCAATCAATACGACGTCAGACAATATCGAAGCTCGAAGCGGAACGACAACGGCTAAAATAACCGCGGACTCTTTCCTCGCAAATACGGGCGTGAGCACAAATTACCAACAAATGCAATCGAGCGTTAGCACGTCCACGGACGCTATGTTAATGGACGTCAACAATAATATGCTGGGTATTACCAATAGCGCTACAACACAGACTACGACAATGCAGCAAAATGTTTTGTCAAACTTTGGTCTTATGAACGCAAACGGAACTTTGCAAGCTCAACAATTCGCAACAAATAGCGATATGGCGTTTACACAAGCGCAAACAAACGCGACAACTCAAACGAGCGCCATGAGCTCGAATGTTGTTTCAAATGTTAGCGATTTAAACGCAAACGCAAGCTATCAACTAGATCAGTTACTTAATAATGCGAACGCTAGCACGGCCGGCGTATCGACTACCGCGAACACGAACGCTTCTATTGCAAATTCTGGAGTTGTTTCTAATTTCCAACAAATGCAAGCGGGCGCAACAGCTGCAACCAATACGTTAGCAACAAGCGCGGAATCTGATTTCAATCGTGTTTCACAAAGCGCGGAACAATCAAGCGCGCAATTATCGCAGTCGATTGCGAAAAATTATCAAGAAATGCAAAATACAGTTGAGAAAGCTATGCAAGCGACAGCTCAAGCGGTTCAAACTGGACTTGATAAAATTTCACAAGTTAGCAATCAAAGCGGTTCGCAGATGGCTAAAGCGTTCAATGATACGTTTAGCAATATTACGACAAGCGCAGCTAGCGGAATGAACTCTTTTGTTAGCACAATACAAGCTGGACTTTCTCAGGTTATGTCGCTAGCTTCTAGTGCGAACAATAACATTACCGCAACGTTCAGATTCCTTCCGGCCTTATTGAACTTAGTCGGATATAATGCTGGAATTGGTTTATATAATGGACTGGCTTCAATGGCTGGGGCTCTGTATTCACTAGCGAATAGTATTGCTTCAAATATTGCGGCAACCATGCGGGCAGCTCTCTCTATTCATTCACCTTCACGGGTTATGGATAAGATAGGGGGCTTCACGGGTGAAGGACTCTATAACGGTATGTCTAGCTGGGTAAAAGATATTTACGACGTATCGAAACAATATGCGCAAGCTATCACGGATCAAGATTACCAAATAAATAGCGTACTTACCACATCCGCAAGCGTTACAAGTGCGGGCGTTCGTTCTTCACTTGAAAATTTGAGCGACGACGTTAAAAACTCGCAATTATCTGAACGGAAATTTGAAGTCCATAACGAAATTGTGGGCGACAAGATTTATACAACTATCAAAGAGAAAGACGCTAGAAAACAAGCACTTTCTGAATATTTCGCGTAAGGGGGACTCATGGATTTATTGATTGAAAAAGACGGTCAGGCTCGGAGATTGTCCGAGCTGGGCTTATATAATATCGCGGTCGATGATTCTTCCCCGGCCGTGGATATTTCAACACGAACGGTAAAAGGTCGCAATGGTCGGATTTTCGACGGCTTGACCTATACTGAAAAAACAATAGAAGTAAAAGCAAGGCTTACCGTCCCAACGATGGAAGCCTTTTTTGATAAAAAAGACGAATTAAACCGATACGTCTTGGGTGATGATGGTTTTTACATTACCAAAATGCACCCCGAGCGTGATGATTTATACGAATTCGAGTTAGCCGGACAAACAACGGGCGAATTAAACCTCGGAACGATACCTCATAGAGCATGGAAATATCGTTATAAGGTCGTCAATAATGGTTCGGTTGAATATGAGTTTATCGGAAAATCTTCCGCTGGCTTGAAGTATAACGTTTCTTTTGGTTTTGTGACTTCGGAATTGCCGTATGGTGAAACAGTACCGAAAGATATCACGCTTTCAACAAATGCGTTTGATTATGCGGGGACGGCTACACTTAGTCAGTTAGAAGTTCCATTTATCGTAGAATTGACAGCCAACGCTCAACAAACGAATTTCTTTCTTGAGATTGACGGGCGACGGTTTACATATAATCACGCCCAAACGCCTATCCAATCGGGCGACAAGTTAAAACTAAAAGGGATAGAAACTCAATTATTTACTGGTTCTACTGGTAATAATGTCAATAATCGGACAAATTTCGAGTATTTCGTGATTAAACCAAAAGCGAATAAGAAAATCTCGTGGTCTTCAAATTTTAAAGGCACAATCAAGATACTCGGTTTTAAAGAATTGTATAAATAGGAAGGAGGGGAACGTTGCTTACATTTTATAATGAGAGAGGCGAAGGCTTCGGAGCACAAGTTGAATTTACGGTAAAAAATGCTGTAAATGGTGAGCGCTCTGTTTCAGGGACTATTATTTCAAATGATAGAGTTTTATCTGGAATTGATATAGGCTGGAAGTTTGAGCTTAACGGTGAATTTTATACTATCGTTTACGCAAAACCTCAAGATCAAGGGCGCAATCTTTCTGTTTCCTTCGACGCAGTTCATCAATTCTTTTATGACTTTGATCATTCAAACTGTTATACCGAATTCAACGGATCACATCGTTTTGAAGTGTATATTGAAGCCATTTTTAAAGATAGCGGTTATCGATATCAGATTGAACCAAGCGTAAGAGTGAATTCTATTCGTAAAGAGAACTTCGGAAATGCCAAACGCTTAGGAATGTTTAAAGATATTATAAAAGCTGCTGGGCTTGAGTTTTCAGTTTCCGGAAAAGTCGTTTTAATTACTAAAAAAATCGGCTCTGACTTATCGACAGTCGTCCGAAAAAATTTCAATATGAATGAATTAGTGATTGAAAAGAATATCAACAAATTCATTACATATAAACGCGGGCTCGGTGCATGGAAGGATGAAGAAGACCATAGTAAGGGGCGATATACATCCGAATATGAAAGTCCACTAGCTAGTATCTATGGACGTATTGAAGGCGAACCGGTGACAGACGAACGGTATAAAGATACCGGAAAATTGTTAGAACGTTTGAAGTTTGAAGTTGATAACTCATACTCGATATCGGTCCAACTTGATATGGAAGATTTAACCCGAGCCGGTTATCAATATACGCAACCGCGAGCCGGTGATTATATTATGGCTATAAACGAAACGACAAGATTCCGTGAAAAAATTCGGATTGTTTCGTTTGAAAGCTCTTATGACGTTACGGGGCGCTTAATCAACCATAAAGTCACTTGTAACGATATCGGAAGCGTTCAAAAACAAATAAGCTCTGAAAGTTCAATCATTCGCAGCGTGGGGCAAAATAAAGAATACGCAGAAAGCGCTCTGGCAGTCGCTACAAAAGCTCTTGCAAACGCAGATGGAAAGAACACGGTTTATTATGGCGCAACCAAACCAAAAGATGAACCAATCGGAACAATCCGTCGTGGTGATATTCTTTACTTGACCGCGGGCGAAGAAACAGAAATGTATATCTGGAACGGTTCAGAGTGGGAACTTAGAAAGTTAAAATTTGATACGGCAGAGCTTGAAAAAGAAATCAACAAGCAATTTGAAAGTCTATACCTCGCAGATATTAACGAAGCTAGGAACAAGGCAAATCAAGCTTTGCGAACCGCTGGTGCAAATGCTGACCTTGCGAAAGAAGCTAAACGTCTGAGTGAACGTATTTCAGGCGACATGAATACGTTTAAAAGCGATTATCAAGCGGACTTGAACGGTATCAATCTAAGAATTACCCAAACAACCGCAAACAACGTTCAGATGTTTAGTAACTTCACAAACGACATCAACGGGCGCATGGCTCAAATGGCAAGCAAGGTTGAAGGTAAGATCAATCAGACGGACTTCCAACACGTCAAAGAAACTGCTCAGCTATACGAGCGTATTTTAGGCAATACTGACAATGGCATAGCTAACAACGTGGCCCGAATGGCGCTGACGAATCAATTGTTTCAGGTTGAAGTAGCTAAAAATGTCGGAGATAGTCGGAATTATGTTAGAAATGCTGATTTTCGTGAAGGTTCAAAAAATTGGACATTGAAAACCACAAACGGCTTAAACATTAATTTTAACCACTCAATCACACAACGAAAACAAACTGGAGCGCATATTTACGGGCAAGTTACGAATAGCACTTCCGGATTTGAACAAAAAATCAAAATCGCTTCAAAAAGTGGTAGTAAAATCACGCTTTCTCTTTTGCTTTCAAAAGACGGCTTGGAAAGATTTAGTGGTTTAAGAATTGGATTGCAATTACGCAATAACAACTCAGACATTTCTCATCTTTGGAAAGATGTCGCAAATAGTGAAATTCCGTGGGAAAAATACAAGCGACTTGATTTCACGTTTGACATTGGCTCGGATATCGATGAAGTTGTTTTGAAAATTTACGGTGAGCAAGGAAAGGCAATCAACCTTTACATTTCAGAGGTCAAGCTAGAAACCGGAAGTCAAGCGACATCATTCACACTTGCTCCAGAAGATACTGAAGAAGCTGTTAAAACGGTTCAAACGCAACTTTCTAATTCGTGGGCGGTCAAGGCTTTAAATGGCGCCGGAGATATTCTCGGACAGTTGAATTTGAATAAAGACGGTTCGGTTCGCATCAATGATGCTCTTGTTGCCGTGGGCGATAAAACCTATATTCAAGACGGCGTGATTAAAAAATCCATGATTGGCAAGGCTCAAATCGGAACGGCTCACATCGATGAGATAGACGCAAGTCAAGCAAGGCTTATCAATGTATCGGCAAAAAACATCGTCGCAGAGGGACTGACAGCAAACATTATAAGAGGCGGGAAGCTATCATCGTTAAATGGCGTGACAGATTTTGATTTACAGACCGGCTGGATTGACATGAACCAAGATTCTGTAGGAATCAGAAATAGATTTCCTGGCAAACCTATGCAATTCCTTATCTTCGGACAAGGTTCAATAAACAATGTTCCCGGAGCGTACACCCAGTTGATGAGCAACCGTAACGGTCACACGGGTATCGAGCATACTTCTGCTGGTATTCAAATTTGGAATGGGCGCTCAGGAAATAATGTTCAGACAGCTATAACATTTTATGGTAAATCAATGGACTTTATGCCCAATTCTCAAGGCGGAGGGGTATCGCTTAATACTGAATCTAAAACCTTGCAAGGCATGAACGATATTCTAATTCGTGATAAGTCTTTGGCTCAACTATTCAATTTGATTGATAAAAATTTCAAAGGCCTTGAAGATCACTTGAAACGTAACAATCTCGGAGCACCTGGATATTATCGAACTAATATGTAGAGAGGAATTTTATGAACACAGCAGACAAAGTGATTAACGACTTAGCAATTCAACTCGCAAATAAAACGATTGAATGTGCAAATTACAAAGCTCTTTATGAAGAAGCGCAAATGCAACTTCAAAAATTACAAGCAGAAAAAGAAGCAAAGGAAGCATAATATATGACATTTAAAGTTGTAAATAAGTATTTACAAGAAAACAACCGTACATTCGTAGCAATTCGACAAGAAGCACCATACACGGCTTTTGACCGTGTTTTAATTGGTGACCGTGTGAACGAAACAGACGAAGTTCTTATCCAAGCGGTGCTCGGTCAAGTTGCTACCGAATTAAATCCGGCAGACGGTGTGAAGAAACTTCAAGAAGACTTGCAAACACAAGCGCAAGAATACGAAGTAAAACTCGAACAGAAAGACGCAAAAATCGCAGAAGTGAAAGCTGTCGCAGATTGGGCGGTATTGGTTCGTGTGACTGATGTTGACAATCCGCTGGATCCTACATTGTTTAAACGTGGCCTTGAATTGGTAGACCTCGGACAAACTGGAAAGACTTACCAACCGCAAGAAATTTTTGTGTTGGAGAACCCTGGTCATGTCGAGAAATTTCAAGAAGGGAAACGGGTCATGGTTCAAGTGAATGAGCCGTTTACTTATCAAGGGCAAACGCTCGAACAACTCGCAAGCCTTGAGCAAAACGGGAAGCTGGGTATTTGGAAGTGGACAGAACCGAAAAAAGACACACACGATAACGAGTTAGATACAAAACCCGTTCAATAGACCACTATTTCAGAAAAGGGGTGGTTTAATTGGAATTTTTAACACTACTAGACAAACTCACGCCCGTTCTAATCGTGATTATACCTAGTTATTTCTCGTTCAAAAGTACGCAAAACACAAAAGAAACTGAAAAGCAAATCAACGTTCTTACCGACGAAATTAGTGACCTTAAAAAGTCAGTTGGTGAAGTAACGGAAATTGGACGAGAAAATCGGGATAATCTTTCACTTATCGGAAAAGGCTTGCAGCGGTTACAACGATTTCGATTGCAAGAAAACTTAAAAAAAGCAATACGACGTGGAAAAACAAGCCAACATGAAATCGAAGAACTTTCAAGACTTTATGAAAGTTACGTTGAATTAGGCGGAAACGGTGCTATCAAAATACTGTTTGAGAAATTTCTCGAACTAGAAATCATAGAGGAAAAATAATGAACAAGATTAACTGGTCAGTACGACTTAAAAATAAAAACTTTTGGCTTGCTTTAGTTCCAGCGTTGGCACTACTTGCGCAAGCATTTGCAAATATCTTCAATCTTACTTTGGAATTTGGCGATACAGTCGATAAAATTTTAGTGTTTATCAATGTTTTGTTTGCGTTTCTTGTATTGATTGGCATTGTCAATGATCCGACAACCGCCGGACTTTCAGATAGTGAAAGAGCGTTGACTTATACAGAACCAAACGAAGACTAACAATTTGAGAAAGGAAAAGCTAAATGACAATCAATATTGAAACAGCTATTGCATGGATGGAAGCTAGAAAAGGACGAGTCTCTTATAGCATGGAGGAACGTGACGGTCCTGATTCTTACGACTGTTCAAGTTCAGTCTATTATGCTTTGAGGAGTGCTGGAGCAAGCTCAGCTGGTTGGGCTGTCAATACAGAGTATGAGCATGACTGGTTGGTTAAAAACGGCTATGAATTGATCGCTGAGAACCAAGAATGGAATGCTCAGCGTGGGGATATCTTCATTTACGGAAGACGTGGATATTCAGCGGGCGCTGGTGGCCATACTGGTATGTTTGTAGACTCAGACAATATCATTCATTGTAATTATGCAAGAAATGGTATCACAGTTAACAATCACGATGCTATCTGGAATGCAGCAGGTCAACCTTACTTTTATGCCTATCGTTTGACAAATCCAAATGCACAACCTGAAAAACCTAAAAAAGGCTGGCAAAAGGATGATAATGGCTACTGGTACGCTAGAGCTAATGGTTCATATCCTAAGAAAGAATTCGAGTACATCGAGGAAAATAAATCATGGTTCTACTTTGATAGCTCAGGCTATATGTACTCTGATAAATGGCTCAAGCACACAGACGGCAAGTGGTACCATTTTGACAAGGATGGCTACATGGCCACATCTTGGGAAAAAATCAATGGGAAATGGTACTATTTCAACCGTGATGGTGCAATGGCCACAGGGTGGGTCAAATGGTATGAGAAATGGTACTATCTTGATGCAGTAAATGGCGACATGAAATCAGATTGTTTCGTGAAGTATAATGACGGCTGGTATTTGCTACTTCCAGATGGTAGAATGGCAGACAAGCCTGAATTCGTGGTTGAGCCTGACGGTCTCATCACTACTAAATAAAATAGAAAGACTCAAAAATTTAATTACACACGACCGCTGGCAATCGCTAGCGGTTTTTTTGTTTGCTCTGATATAAAATATGGTATAATATAGGTAGATATTCTAATATATACCTACTTTAAAACACTAGCGCCCACTAGTGTTTTTTTGTTTTAAAAGGGGCAAATAAGGGGCAAAAATGTCGTAAACTTATGTAAAACGATGTAAAAACAATTATTTTAAAGCTGAAAATGTATCGATTTTATAAGATATAGGAATTTGTTGTAAATATATGTAATGGCATTTTTAAAAGCAGATGAATTATAACAATATAAAACAACCCCTTGATTTATCAATACTTTCAAGAGGTTTGTTGTTGCTTTTGATAATAAAAGGGGCAGTCGAGGGGCAGAATTAAAAAATACTATCTAATTTATTGACCAGTTTATCCTCCATATCTTGAGTTGTGTGGGAGTAGATTTCTAAAGTCATTTTGGCATTTGAGTGACCAACTCTGTCCATAATTGATTTGATAGGAAGTCCAGATTCTGCTAAAAACGAAATATGAGAGTGTCTGAAAATATGGCTGGTTAAATTTTTGTCTATTCCAGCTTCTCTACCATATTTTTTTAATATCTGTATAAAGCAAGATATTGTTGTAGGTTGATTCCATTTTTCAAAACAGAAAATATAATCATCGCTTGTCAATGGCTTGAAACGTTCGCTGAGACGTGCTATTTGTCTTTGAATTGCTTCCATGACAATCTTAGAAGCTTTGATTGTCCGTATTGAGTTTGTAGTTTTTGGTAGCGTCTTGATTTTATTTACAGAATCAAAATTACCAGTAATCTCGATTTTATTATTTTGGAAATCAATATTCTTTAGCTGCAAGGCAGATAACTCTCCATACCTCATACCAGTCAAAGCAAGAACAATCACCATATCTGCATATTTCTGGTGATATTCTCGACTGTTTAGAACTTTCACTAAGGTTTTTATTTCATCCATGGTAAGGAAA